CCCATGTAGTACACGCAGAATAGTCAGCACGAGAAGACTTCTCAAATGCCGTATCCCATGACTGAATAATGTACTCACAAGAGGGTGGATGGTCAGACTCCCATATCTGCCACATATCTCTTTTGATAATAGCGCCTTCTTCTGATGTAGGGTTTTGCTGATACTGTGCTTCCCACTTACTGACAGGAAGTTCTGCTTTAATTGCGTCTAACTCTTCCTTAGCCCAGAACTCAGGCCAAAGCGGGTTCCCCGAAGGGAACAGAGCAGGAAGCTCTATCACTTCCCACTCATTACTGCCATCTCGTTTAAACGAGTTATCTATAATCTGACCCGTTAAGTCTCTTTTAGACCAACGAGTCATCACAATAATAATTGACCCTCCGGGTTGGAGACGCTGACGTGGACCAGAGTTGTACCACTCATACACCCTGTCATAGACAGCAGGGTTGCCTAGCATCGCCTCTTGTTCAGAGTGGGGATCGTCAATGATTAGGACGTCTGCGCCTTTACCGGTAACTGCACCACCGACACCAATAGCAAAATAGTCCCCGCCTTTATGGGTGTTCCATCGTCCGGCAGCCTTTGAATCAGACGATAGCTTCGTAGGGAAAATAGCTTGATAGTCTGGGGTGTTAACCAAGTTCCGAACCTTACGCCCAAATCCAACCGCCAGTTCTGCTGTGTGCGCTGTTTGGATAATCTTACGGTCAGGGAATTTCCCAAGATACCAAGCCGGAAAAAGAAAAGATGCAAACTCTGACTTTGTATGTCTTGGAGGCATATTGATAATGAGACGTTTAAGAGACCCGTCAGCGACACGTTCAAAGGCATTCGCCATGATTGCGTGATGCTCCCCCGCAACGAAAGCCGACCACATGTTGTTAACAAACGGGATAAAGTTCTCTTTACAGCGTTCAATGTTGTCTGCCTTTAATAGTTGATGAATCTTTGTGATATTGGGATGACCATCAGGCAATGTGTCTAACATTGCTCTGTATTGCTTAATCTCTTTCTTCGTCAATAATGGCATTACAACTTAACCATATCTTTCACAGACTTATCGCGTAATCTTAATGATCTACGTTCATTTGGTTTTATATGTATATGACCTAAACGTTTTAATTCGTGGACGATACGATGAATGTTAGATTTACTCTTCAAGTTTAAACCGTGAGCAATGTTGGTATACGACGGAGCAAATCCTTTAAGAATAATGTACGCCTGTATAAACTCTAATACCTGCTTCTGTCTTTCAGTCATGTTGTTTGCTCCATCTATTCATTGCTACGCAATTTTTTATTTTCAACTTCAATATGTTTCACGTGGAACAATTTTTAAAGTTAAGCAAAATGTTTCACGTGGAACATTCTTAAAATATATATACCCCCCGGGGGTATGTGAGAACGTTCACATAGGGGGTACTTTATGTTTCACGTGGAACAATGTCAAGGGGAAACGTTCGTATGGGGTAGGGGTATGTGATGGGATGTGGAAAATAGAGCGTACAGGCTGAGGCAGCGGTACTGGAGGTTTTGGGGGGTACGGGTAGGGTGGGGTCAGGCGGGCGCCCGTCACACATGCCGCACCCCACGCGCATCACGGCGCAACCGTAGCGACTCGACACCATCGTTCGTGTCGGGTCAACACCGTTTTGTATCGACACTAATGCATCGACTTGCCAAACGTTGCGAGGTGCTTATCAAGATCACGCTTCAGTTGTTCTGCATCCACTTGCTCGATCTTCGTCTCGGTCTTATCGGTGAACATGCCGATTGCACGGCCTACCAACTCGAGCGCCTTCAGTCGATCACTAGTGCGAGCCTTCTCATCGTCTGCGTGAGCGAGCAAGTCAGACATGACCTTGCGTCGCGTGGCAACGGCGTCATCGATAATATTTTGTTGGACGCTCTCCCAAACCGTCTCCATTAACACACTTATCCTCGGGTCTTTCATCAAACGGTTCGCTTCGGCGATCATCGATGCATGGCTCATGCCGCTTGCGTTATAGGCCTTTGCGTAAGCTTCACGTGGAGACATTCCCTGCGCCACGTTACTAGCGAAAGCTTTCATCTTGGGCGTCATCTTCGCTTTGCGGTCTTTCGTTCCCCATGTCTTTCCATCTCTTCTTACTGGTTCTACTACGTTAGCAACCGCCGCCTTCATCGCTTCGCTAATTTCAAGGCCTCCCGCGTTCGTGCTTATGCGTTCGCTTGCTTCGCTGCAAGCCTCGTCTGCCAACGGTTTTGCTTCGATCACTTCATTTTCTGTCTGCATGATAAGAACCCTATAAACGTTCACTCGACTGTACCCGTTTAAACCGTGATGCACAAATTCGTTCGCATGTCAAACGAGGTCGGGTTGCATTGTTTAAACGATGGTGTTAGCATCGTTCTCGTGTCACTGCTTTTGTTCTTCCTGTCGTGAGACAGCACAGATATAGAAGTGATGGCACAGACCGCTTTGATGGGTGCTTCGCAAACACCCTAGCGCGAGCCGAAAGCCCGATCGGATCGGGACTACGACAGATCACCCACCTACACACACAGGGGATCGACAGGAAGTCCTACAGCCCGATTGACTACCTAGCAAACGCGAGACGTGGCGGCGTTACAGATCACCCACCTACCCTTCAGGGGATCGAACCAAACGCCGTACGACACGCCACTCGACAAAAGCCTCGAGCGTTCGCTACCGACTGACCGCGATACGGTCGTTTCAGGATTCAGCTTAAGCCTTGACGTGAACTAGACGCGGTAAGGCTTAGTGATGCGATCCTGCATCGTTATTGGAGGCTTACACCATGCACAAAATGACACGTAAAGAAACAATGTTCCACATTCAAACCTTGGCGATGGTCTTGCTGATCGCCGTTGGCTTTTCAACTCCCCTCGTCATCATCATCGCGATGATGGGTCATCAATAGGAGGCTTAACCATGCAACACATTCTGACTGTGGCGCTCGCGCTTGTGCTCGCCGCGCTGTTTTACATCTGCGCACTCGATTGGATTGGCGGCTGCGGTGAATCGTTCGTTTATGCGGATGGTTCCCGGCACGTTGGCGAGTGCCTTGGGCGTGATCTTGTTTCTCACTTAGGAGGTTTTCATCATGAATAGTTTTGCTACCCGTGAAGAGTGGTTGACTGCTGCGGTCGCTGAATTGCGCCCGCTGTTTGCCGCGAACGGTTTTACCCTGCCGGACCGCATCCGTGTTTCTTGTTCTTTTCCCTCGCAGCATGCTCGCAGTTTAAACAGAGCCATCGGCGAACACTGGTCTGCCAGTGCCAGTGATGATGACACGCACGAACTGCTGATCTCGCACGTGATCGATGACCCAATCGAAGTCGCGGCTGTGCTGATCGTACAACTGGCCCACGCTGCGACAGATGGTCACGGTCACCGTGGTCCTTTCGTTCGCTGTGCGCGTTCGTTTTGGCTCGAAGGGAAACCAACTGAACTAAGAGCCGGGGATGAGTTCAAGGCGAACCTGTCCGGGCTGATCGATTCACTGGGCGTTTACCCGCACTCGCGTTTAAACGTTGCAGCACTGCGTAAAACTCAATCAACCCGCATGCTCAAAGCTGACTGCGGCGGCTGTGGTTATACGATTCGACTGTCTGCGCGATGGGCATACAAGAACGGCAATTTGAACCTACCGTTCTGCCCTGACTGCAACACAACATTGAAATTATCTTAATCACAACGGGAGGCTTACCCATCATGAATATCGAACGTCAAATTTCTTTGATTCCACTCGCTCAACTTAACGTTGCCCTTGAAGGCCTCGGCGTTTCAGGATTCCCCAACAAATCCGATGCCGTTAGTGAAGTGATCAGCATGATCGCCGCAGGACGTGTCACCCTCGATGAAGTTCGCAATGCACGTGTTACTCCCACGGTTCGTGTCACTCAGAACCCAGTAGTGCCGCAGGAGATACGCGATCAACTTCTTGCTGCAACCAACAACGTGGTGAACACCGTGGCTCAGGTCGGATCACTCAGCACCCAAGTGAACGATACCTTGAACCGTGTCTCGTTACATGAGCGCCTGTTAGATGATGCGTTCTCACGCCTGAGCGCTAATCTGCACGGTACGCTCGCGTCATCGATCCAAACCATTCAAGGCGTGGATTATGACGTGATCACCCGCAACATCCGCAACGAAGTCAGCAGCATGTTCGATCAGTTCAGGACTACCGCTGCGCCTGAAGTCATCGCAGAGATTGCCCGCGCCGTTCCCGCGACAACACTTGCAACAGCCGGGGATGTGTTCGGTGTTGCCGCTTGCCAGTATCTCAGCGGTGATGAAACCATCGACTTCAGCAGTTTAAACGTTGAACTATGGGGGGACTCCGGTGCGCCTCAGTTGGTTGACGATTACGTGTTCCAACCACAGCACTTGCATCAAGCTTTGGTCGCGCTCGATGACCCTCTGCCCGATAACGTTTGGCTTGCGGGTGAACGTGGTACAGGTAAGACAGAGTTCGTTTCTCAGATCGCTGCACGGTTGGGCCGCAGACTGTACCGGGTCAACTTCGATGAGGCGCTCGAACGTGCCGACTTCATCGGCGGCAACACGATCGATCAAGGCTCGGTTGTATGGAAGCCCGGCATCATCACGCAAGCGATTCAACATCCCGGCGCGATTGTGCTACTTGATGAAATCGGTTTTGCCCGTGCGCAGAATCTCGCTGTCCTGCATGCGTTGTGCGAGCGTTCGCCTCACCGTTCGATCGTGATCAGCGAGACAGGCGAGCGCATCCCTGTCGCAAGTCACGTGGTGTTCTTCGGCGCGGATAACTCGAACGGTCACGGCGATCACAGTGGGAACTTCGCAGGAGTGCGTGATCAGAACACGGCGTTCCTCGATCGGTTTGGTTTCACTTTGCGGTTTGAATACTTGCCCGCTCATGCAGAGGCCAACCTGATTGCAACACGTACTGGTCTGCCAATCGATGCGGCTGTTGTACTGGTTCGGTTTGCGAACGTGGCGCGTGAGAAGGCGCGTTCAGGTTTGCTGACACAGCCACCTTCACTGCGTCAACTGTTTGCGTGGTCACGTTCAGTGCGCAAGGGCATCCCAGTTCAGATCGCTTTCGAGAACGCAATCATCAATAAGTTCCCCGCAGACTGCGAACCGGAACTGCGTGGAGTTTTCACCGCTGCGGTTGACGTTGCAGCGTTTACACAATCTCTTGTGAGGTAATCATGTTAGTTCTCAATGCAAAGCGTGGCGTTGAATCCACGCTCGAAAGAATCTTCGCAGCGTCTGGCAATAAGTTCAGTTCGCTTTCGTTCAAGTGGACAGGCAGCACCGCTGCAATCGCGTTCAAGAAAGATAGCGAGGGCGTTAAGGCAACGGTTGTCTTTCCGGCTGTCGATGAAAACGCTGAGATCGACAACCGCACGTTCACCAACTTAATCGGGTATGCGCTACATGAACTGGGTCACGCATGGTTCACGAGCAACATCGAGTGGGACATCGCTGCGAGACAGCATGGTCAGTTTGTGCATCAACTGATTAACGGCCTCGAAGACCCACGCATCGAGCGGCGCGTGATCAAATCAAAGTATGCCCCGAACGCAGCAGCGCTCTTCGAGAACTTGGTCAATTCAATTCTTGATAGAGACGGGTACGTTAGCCCGGATGACAAACGCAACATCCCGTTTCTGTTAGCGATCGAGGGGCGCCGTTTAAACGGGTACAACATCAAGGCGCCTAGCATCGTTGACGCTTCGCCTTACGCTGAACATCTGCACTGGGCGTTGCGTGAGGCGCACCGCGCAAAGGACACCCGAACTATCTGCGAGATTGCGATTGAATTGTTCAAGCGATTGAAAGAACAGGACAGCAAACCGAAAGAGCCTGAACCAAATCCTGAACAACAGGAATCACAGGAACCACAAGAAGGTGAAGGTCAGGGCGAGGGTCAAAGCGAGGGCGAAGGTCAGCAAGGTGAAGAGCAGGAGAGCGAGGGACAGGAAGGCGAAGGCGAGAACGAAGGCGAAGGTCAGCAGGGCGAGAACGAAGAGACGCAAGGCGAACAGACCAACCGTGAACCTAGCGATCAACGTGGCGGCAACCCAACCGATTGGACCGGGGGCAGACCTGTCGAACCAACCGACTTCATCAATAAAGAACTTGAGCAAGTGAAGTGCGCAGCAGACAAAAACGGTGACCGCCCTGCGGTCGGGAAAATTCAAATAGCAACATTCGACTGGGAGTAATCATGAGAATACAACGTACATTAAACCAAGCAGAATGCGCCAACCACTTTGCGCTTCAGTACAACAACCAACCCGCAGGACTAGGCGCCACGCGTTCAGCGCTCTTGCGTTTGCTTCGTTCGATCGACCTCGTATCTTGGTCTACCCATGAAGAGAGCGGGCGCGTTGATCGTAGAGCCTTTACGCGCTTTGCAACGGGTAGCACAGCGGTGTTCTCCCGCCGTCAACTCAGCGAAGCGGAGACGAGCGCTGTGTCAGTCCTGATCGATTGTTCTCAATCGATGGATCACGACCTGTCAGCCACGCAACGCCGGATCGATGTCGCTGAAGAGATCGCCGTTCAACTTGCACGTTTGCTCGACAAGGCGAAGGTGTCGTTCACGATCAACGGATTTTACGGTGATGACACGAGGGGTTATATCAGCCCAACGGGTGCGAACACGAGCGAAACCGTTTCGATCTTAACTGACCTTCCAGTGTTCATACCGTTTAAACAGTGGAAAGAATCGATCCAAAAAGCCTCCGCAAAGTTGGGATCAATTCACAAGTGGGCGCAGGGTTGCACTCCAGATTATGGTTCTCTGTACACTGCGCTGAACGAACTGTCGCAGCGCGAAGAACACCGCAAGGTTTTGTTCTTGATCACAGACGCAGCAGGATACAACGAAGACCATGCAAAGCATTTGCAGTCCATTGCAGATAAGCAAGGCATCAAGCTGATCGCAATCGGCATCGGGCATACTCAAGTCGAGACATGCTTCAAGGTATCGGCCAACGTGTTCAAGGCTGAAGAACTTGCGAGCGCAGCGTTCGGTAAACTCTTAAGCCAAGTGAGGTGATCATGGAACTCGATGAGTTGGTTCGCAGGATTCAAAATCAACTACAGGGTCAAGAGCTTGACCTTGTAGTAAAGGCGCTGACAGTTTGCTTAGGCGATGTCGGTGCCTCTACCGGTTTAAACTACGATGCACTTATGCAGTACACGTGCTTCGTGGTTTCCAATCAGTACGAGACGCAGAAGATTTCAGTGACCGTTCGCGAAGATGGAGAGGCGCTGCATTGACTTTTTTTGACACTAGTTTGTCTCGCCTTCGGGCGGGGCTTTTTTTTGCGTGGGAATTCCCCGCACGTTTGCCTTTCCTCTAACTTGCGTAAAGCGTTTTTTTGCATGACCTGCATCATGAAACTAAGTATGCGTTCATTAATCGTTTAAACAACTGGCTCATCCAGTGAGCTAGAACGCATCGATCGCCTCAAAGTACGTACCCGTTGTTTTGTTGTACCCCAACAACGTTTCCCCTTGTGTGCCGATCCAACGAAAGCGACACTTCCAAACCGCTATCTCAACGTTGGACCCTTCCCCCCTGTGAACAGTGATACCGCAATCGGCCTTCGCCCACCACGCCATTGAACCTGAAATCGCCATGCCATCTGGTCTTGGCAAATCCATGCCTGAGCGTGTTATTTTACTTGGGTGAGCCACGAACCATATATGCACCCCGTAAGCCTTTGCAAAAGCCTGTATGCGCGTTAGCATGGCACTTATAAACTCATGCTCTGCTGCGCCACCCTTGTTCTCAATGTAGTTGTAGGGATCAACAACCAGACCACGTATCCCCGTCCTCGCAACCGCGACACGCGCACGTTCAAGAATGCTTTCGATTGAACTGGGTTCTGCGCCTTCTGAATCCAAAAACAAAAAATGATCCTCAACCCATTTAAACGCCTCGTTCTTTTCGCCCTCGGTCATTCGGTTGTTGCCATCAAAAAAACGTTTTTCTTTATAAATTTCCATTAACCTAGAGATGTGGATTTCTGGCTGATTCTCAAACGAACAGATAGCGAACTTCCAATCGCTTCTTCTCGCAAGATTGACCATAAGTTGATCCACAAAATTAGATTTACCGGAACTGGGGTATCCGGTCACGATCGTAAGCTGTCCTTGTGCAACCGTATAAATTTCATCTACGTTTGAGTATCCGGTTGATTCACCGCTGCCTGTGCCTTTACCCCATAGGTCGTTTAAACGTTCTTGAAACTTGCTGGCTGTCGAAAGTCCCGCTACTGGGTATGGTTCAGCGCCTAAAATGATTTCTTTTACTTTGTCCGCACCGTCCGCAAGAAACGCTTCGTTCAAATCTTTGTATTCAAACTTAGCGATTTTGCATTTGTCCTTACCGATTCTTCTGGCAAGTTCCTCTGCGAGCGCCTGACCCGGCGCGTCTGTAT